GCGCAAATAGTGCGGACCGGGCCGGGCAGCACAAACATCTTGGGCAGCATCACCTCCGGCGGAAACAGCGGATTGCAAGCCAGCAGCAGACGGCGGGCATGCTCCCGGAAATGCAGGGCCGTCAACTCGATGGAGTGGATGCCCGCGCCGTCTTGTTTGACGTGGATTTCGGTGATCTTCCCCCCCCAGCGGCGCCGCCAATTCGGATGCAAAGGATCAAAGTCGATGATCAGATTCAAATCGGAGATCGGCATGGTCTGATGGGTCATCCAGTCGACCAGCCAATTGTCGTACAAAATGGTGAGTGTGCATTTCCCGGTGTCCTCCATCAGCTCCTCCACCGAGCAGGACAACTCGCCTTCGAGGGTGTTCATCACGTTCAGGTCGCCGTCGGTGATCCGGATCAGGGGGCGTTGTTTGGCGCCCTCGAGGACGGTGTGCCGGACCCCGTTCAGATAGGTGGCGCACGCCGCCGTGTCCGTCAACAAATCGGGGACGGCCGGCCCGGCGATCGGCAGCTTGATCCATTGGTCGAACTGCAGGCCGATGTCGAAGTTCGTCGGGCCGCCCAACAATGCGCTGATGGCTTGACTCACCGCGACCTCTTAAAGCGTTGTCCGACTTGGGCGACGATCACCCCGGCCGGATCACTGTGCCCGACGGTCAACTGGACGACGGTTTTCGGGGGGATCGCATAGATAAACCGGTTCGCAAACTGCAGTTGCAGGGGCAGGCCTTCGTTGGCGATGCCGCCCAGGAAGAAGTCGAGGATCTGGGATTGCCGGATCAGGTCGAACAACAAATTGTCTTGCGGGTCGTTGGCGGCGGTCAGGGTGCGGTGCGCGGGTTCGGTGTCACACATGAACGTTCCGACGCTGTTGGTGGTGACCGGCAGCGCGACCAGTCGGGTTGAGGCGTTGTCCTGCACGATCGCCTGCCCCGGCGAGCTGACGTAATAGGTCGCGTAGCTGGGCAAATCCCCGCGGTTGGCCAGTGGCAGCGTCCCCCAGTAGTAGGTCTGCCCGAGTAGGGCATCCAATGTTCCGGCCAGCAGACCGGCGGGGGGTGGTTTCGCCGGCCCGGCTTGGCTGGCTTGGAACGGCAGTGTCAGGGCGGGTTTGGTGTAGTAGGGGCGGGCGGCCAGCCAGGTCAGATCCCAGGCGGAGAAGTTGTTCCCGAACGCGGTCGGGTCCTGCGTCTGCGGGGTTTGCACGGTGGTTTGTGGGCGGACCGGGATCCACCGCCACCCGGAGAATCGGGTGTAGACGGCGAGCCAGCCGTCGTTGGTTTCGTCCTGGCCGGCCCACCAGTGTTCTTCGGCCATCCGGTATTGATATTCGGTCAGGGGTGGGGCGTGGTTGCCGATGATGATCTTCAAATTCAGTTGCCGTTGGCCGACGTTCTGCCGTTGAATCGAGGCGCCCATCATGTAGGGGGAGTTGACGAGGACTTGTTCGGTGGGCCAGTTCTGGTCGCCCATGATCTGCCCGGAGCCGGACCCGGCGAGCCGTACCCCTTGGCGGCCTTTCCGGGGGCCGGCGAGGTCCCAGTAGTTTCCGAGCGGGTCGAGGTAGAGGATGTGGGTTTGCATGCCCCGCAGCGCGGGCGGCAACTGGTTGAAGGGGACAGCGGCGTCGGTGAACGGGGGGCGCCCCATGCTGGTGGTGGTGTTGCCCGGCGGGTAGGACGGCGTGGTCATGTCGCGTGCGGCAATCCCGCTGCCCCAGTGGTGGGGAAGCTAGCCTGGCTGGCGGCGGTTTGCAGGGCGGTGATGTGGTCGGCGGCGTTGTTCCCGGCGATCACGGGGCTGTTCAGGGACACGCTGTTGATGTTGGTGGTCCCTGGACTGCCCGCGGTGCCCCCACTCCCGCCGCCGCCGGGGCCGCCGTGCGCGGCGCTCGCCATCTTCGCCAACCCCATCCCGTAGTTGAGGCCGGCCATGCCCATCTTCCAGGCGCCCCATTGGGTGAACGGTTTCCCGAACACGTCGGGGAACCCCAACTCTTGGAACATGCCGGAGATGATGGACTGCCCGAGCTGCTCCCCACCACCGCCGCCCGCGCCGCCACCGCCAGCCCCGCCGCCCCCGCCGCCGCCGCCGCCCATGTCGACGCGGGAGCCGCCGCGCCCAGTCGCGGCCTGCATCTCAGCTTGAGAGGGGGCCTTCGTCATCGCCCAATGCACGTGATCGGTATGTTCGGCGAGCATGGCGGCGCCGTACACGTTGCCGAATTTCCCGTTTTTGATGCAGTTATTCGAGTCGAATCCTGGGCCGCTGTAGATGAGTTCGAGGGTGTATTGGGCCCAGTTCTGCGCCACCCAATTCGCCAGGTCGGCCATCTGTTCTTGGGTGCCGTGGAAGTCGAATGCGTATCCTTTGCCGTGCCAGCCCTGGTCTTTGGGATGGGTGGCGTTTTCCCAGGATCCGGTGCCGAAGGTGTTGGGGATCCCGAAGTTTTCGGTGACCCAGGAGCGGATCTCGTTTTCGTTGGGGGGTGCCGCGGTGGGGGCGCCGGCGGCGGCACCGAAATCGCCGCCACCTCCTCCGCCGCCGCCGGTGTAGCGGCCCCGGCCCCCTGCGCTGGTCCCCCCGCCGCCGCGGCCGCCGCCGCTCTGAGTCCACCACGTCTGCGCCCAGCGTTTCGGGCGCTGCGCCATCGGCACCCGTTCAGCGACGATGATCTGCTGCTCGCGGGTGGCATGATCAGGGCGGTCAGCGAACTCCAGGCCGCCGAAGTCACGCCAGGTCGGCATGTCGAACTGCAGGCCACCGTAGTGGCCGGTGCCGCCGCTGTCGGGATCCGCCCAGTTTCCGGACGATTCGGCCTGGGCGAGGGCGTCCCAGTCGGTGGTCGAGGATTCCTCACTCCGCCACCCGCTACGGCCACCCCCACCCCCACCGCCACCGCCGCCGCCGCCGCCGCCGCCCCCTGCGGCGCCGCCGGTTTCCGGCGGATACCACTGGTTATAGAAACCACCTCCAGGCGGCGCATACGAAGGCAGCCCAGGTGGGTTCACCCCGCCCGGGGCGCGGGTGGCGCCTGCAGGGATGGGGCCGATGAACCCCTCTGCATAAGGTTCGGGCTGGCGGCTGTAGAACGTCCCCCCGGAATCCTTAGGCCACCAATACTTTTGGTTAGGCCCAGCGGCAGCGTAAATCGATGACGGCGGCTCTCCCCAGCCTGTTCGGCCTAAAACGTGCTGCTGCATCCACCGCCCGATCGGCTCGCCTTTATCCAGCCTGTCGAGCCAACTGATATGCGAGTCAAGCCAGTCGTTGATATGGACGATGTCCGTAAACAAATCTTTCGCGATTTCCAGATAGCCGATAAAGGTTGCGCCTTTGTCGATCCACCCGCCCAGGCCGCCGCTGGATGACTTCCCGAACTCGTCGCCCGCGGTTTTCGCCTGCTGCAAATGAGTCACAACATCGCTGGTTTTGTTGCTGATGTCATTGATCTCGGTGTCTACACCGGGCGGGATCTGCCAGCTTTTCATATCGATGCCAACGGTGGCGGCGATGTCCGCGGTTTTCGACAGGCCGGTGTTGATGCTGTCGATGGCGCCGGTGACGTTGCTGCCTCTGAGGCCGTCGCCGATGGCGCCGCCGATCGTGGCGCCGATCGCCGCCCCGTCGATACTCTGCAGCTTGGCTTTGATGCCGCCGCTGATTTTCTCCCCGGCGTCATTCCCGGTTTGTTCCGCGGTGGCGGTGATCCCCTTGTTGATGCTCGCGCCGATCTCTTTCCCGGCGTTTTCGGCGGCCGCTTTCGTCCCCGAGGACACGGGTTTCCCGGCGACGACATCGGAGAGGACCCCGCCGCCGCCGCTGGGCGCGGTTTTCATGCCTTCGGCGATGCCGGTATTCAGGCCTTTCCCGATCTCGGTTCCAGCCCTTTGGGAGGCGGTTTTCGTCGCCGTCCCGATGGGTTTCCCTTGGATGACTTCGCCGAGGACAGAGGCATCCGACGGCAGCGCAACTTGTTTCATGCCTTCGGTGAAGCCCTGCAAAAACGTTTTCGCGCCTTCGCGGCCGGCGGCCAGGAACTGGTTGCCCAGCCCCGACATCTTCGGGGCGACGTTGATGAAAACGGTCCCAAGTTCATTCCCGCCCGCAGGGGTGGTCATCGCCACCGCCGCTCATGGGACTTGCCCTTGGGCCGCTGCTCGCGTTCGGCGTCGAGCGCGTCCATTTCCTCCCAGGTCATGACGTCGGCGGGAAACATCTGCTCGCCGGGCAGCCGATCCCCCAGGCCTGGGCGGTCGTAGGGTCCGGTCAGATGGGCGACACCGGCCTGGGCTTCGGCCATGTTCGCCAGGACATGGTCGGTGCGGGTCCAGCCGTCATCGAACGCGTGCCGCAACGCGGACCCGGGCGGGGCGGCCACCACAATCGAAATCAGCTCATTGATGGTGAGCCGGTCGGTGAACATATCCGCGCTCCGGAAACCCAGCGTGAGTAGATCCCGTTGCAGGGCGTGGTGGAATCTGCCCACCGCCTGGGTGAGCATCAGGATTCCCCCGGCGGCTCCCCACCCGTCGGGCGGTTGATCGGCTTGAACCACGCCGTATACATGTTGTTCTGATCGGTGGGATCGTCATCGCCGAGGGCGGCGACCCGCAGCCGGATCGCTTTGGGGACTTCAGCTTTGATCAGCCATTCGAAGCCCTGGAACATTTCGTTGAGGTCATAGATCAGGCAGAAAAATTCTTGGCTGGTTTTCACCGTGGAGATGTGCGGGAGGACGATCGGGTCGCCGCCTTTGCGGGGCTTCCACACGAAAATCTTGCGGTCCCCGTACGGGTGCTCAATGTCGGGCACTTTTGTCGGGGGTGGCAGCGGGGTAGGGTTGGCGGCGCCGTTACTCGCCGGGCCGTTGGTTTTCTGCGGCGCCGCCAAGCTCGCGGGTTTCGGGGCCGTCGCCCGTTTCCGGGGTGGGGCTGCGGTCATCAGGTGAAGATCCCGTCGTCCCAGTATTCGATCGCGAAATCGTTGTTGTCGTCGGGGAACGCCTCCAGGGTGACGTCGAAGGTCGCCAATTCTTTGTGCGACCATTTCGGGCCGGCGATCGAGGTGGGGCGACCGTAGCCGACAACCAGGCGCGCCGACATCTTCTGGTAGTACGCATCGAAGACCCAAATCCCGGAATCCAGCAACTTCCCGTTGATGTGGCTGGTATACAGGGTGCCGGTGGTCGCCGTCGGCGGCGTTACGGTCACATTCGAGGATCCGTGGACAGCGTTCTGGACGTCTTTGTTCACCATTTGAAGGAGCTTGAATTTCAATTGCAGCCCGTAGTGATCCTGCAGGATGGCGATCAGGTTTCCGCCCCAGTCGTACTGTTTGCCTTCCGGCCGGTCTTCGACCCGGTCCAAACCGTTCTGTTCAACGCGGCCCAGGGTGACGAACGCGGGATCCAACGCGCTGGTGGAGTCGGTGGGCATCGTGGTGCCGAACGGGGCGAACCGCACGCCGCCGGTGACCTTAGGGGAGGGGGCGGCGATTTCCTGGACTTCGGCGATCACAACGGGGGCACTCATTCGGTTTCCTCCTGCTCAAGCATGTAGCAATGCTGCACGGCTTAGCATTGCACGCCAAAAGGGGTTTCGGGGGTTAGGACACGGCGAGGGCCTGGCCGGGGATCCGCCACATCAGCATCGCCTTGTAGCGGGGCATGTTGACCAGGGGATCGTTTTGTTTGAACAGGTTGCCCTGCACTTTGGAATGCGCCACCCACCAGTCGACGCCGTCGGGGTCGGTGACGGTGAACGTGTAGATGCCGCGGGCCCCGTAGCCCAGGGCGGTGCGAAGGTTTTTCGCGGCAGCCGGTTCCTCGTTCTGCGGGGCGTAGGAGTGCAGGATCAGGGACAGGTCGAACATGATTTCGTCGTCCCGCATGAAGCCGCCACCAGCCTCCAAACGAAGCCAGGGGGTGACGGTGTCCGCGCGGGCCGCCGGTTTCGGCAGCCGGGTGGTGACCGGGACCGGGGACATCAGCGGGGTGAAATACGCCAGCGCCAACGATTCGGGGTCGGGGCCGACGATGCCGTACGGGGTTGGCGCGGTCATTGGGTGGCCGTCCCACCGAAATGCGCCAACGCCTTGAACAGTGTCGAATTGTGGGCGTCGTCGATCATGGCCGCGAAATTGCTGGACCACACGTTAGCGCGGGCACGTTTGGAGTCCGGCCACGACTGCACTTCGGTCACCGCGTAGATGGCGCCTTTCTGCACGGCGATGCTGTTGGCGTAGTCGGCGATCTGCGCCACCTCGTCAGCCAGGGCGGCGATGACGGCGGGGGCGTGCAGGGCTTGGATCGCGAACGCCGAGAAGGCGGCTTTGTCGATGACCATCTCGGAGCCGTCCCGGAAGGTGTGCGCCCCGGCCGGCGCGTCGGTATCGGTGCCGGGATCATCGGCGCCGCCGCCGGCCAACGGTTCGGTCATGTGATCCGCCGCAGCTTCACAACCCCACCCGCCCACGCGTACAGCTTTTTGAACGGGCCCTGAAAGTCGCTGGTGGGGTCGCCGTTCACCCAATACTGCACCCCACCGTCATAGTTCCCGGACTCGTCGACGGTGCCGCCCAGGATCACCCCATCGGACGCGGAATAGTGTTGCGGGTCGGGGACCGCCATATCCAGGGTGGTTTCGATGCGGTCAAGGAACTCCGGCGAAATCACTTCCGAGCTGCTGCCCAGCCGCCCGGCCTGGTGGTACGAATACACGTAGCGGATGACGGGGGCGCCGTCTTTGATCGGGTTGTTGCCGTGGGCGTCGGTGGTGGTGGTGTCCACGGTGCGGGGGGTGTGCAGCACCGGCCACGGCGCCGGGATCTTCATCAGGCGACCACCGGCAGCCGGTAGGGGGCCAGCCGGTCCATCTGCTCACAGTTCAGGTTCAGGCCGGCGTTGCGGGTCAAGGTCAACTGGTAGCCGGGGGTGGTGATCCCGGACACATTACCGGCGGTCATTTCCGCCGCCACTTCCGCCAACTCGTAGGCCACCGATTTAACATCCGCCGGGACCGCCGGATAGCCGTGAGTAAAAGTGACGGTGGCGTAGCCGAAGTTCATCCACGGCAAATACGCCGGCGTGTCCGGCCCGTAGTAGAAGCCGGAATAGCCGCCCCAACCCCACCCCGTCAAACCCAGCGGCATGATCCAGCCGTTGGCGAACCACTCGTACATGTCGGGGTCGATGGTGATGCTGGTGTTTACCCCGGTCTGCACGGTCAGCTGGGCGACATCGGTGACATACAGCGACGGGAGCATGATGCGGCCGTTGGTGCCGATCCGCAGCCGATCAACGGTGTCGGTGTCGTTCGGATAGATCCGCCACCCGCAATACGTCCGGATGCGGGCCCCGGCCACCGACAGGAAATAGTTGGGGTCCTGCGCCTGGAATGACGCCCAGTCCGGGTCGTTGGGGTCACACAGCGGCGGGTACGGGTCACGCCGTGCCGCTGGTGACGACACCGGACTGGGCGCAGTCACTGTTCCGCCTCCTCGAGCAGGGCGATCAACTCACTTTTGCGGGCATTAGCGGGGTAGTCGACCTCGAGGTCATCCAGGGCGTTCTTGAGTTCGGTCACCGTCCACCCCTCGAGGTCGACGCCCTCCGAAGCTTCGGTGTCCCACAACGACGGCTGCTCATCGGGTTCGGCTTCGGACGAACCGGCTGCACCCATCGGTTCCGCGGAGGCAAACGCGGGAAGTGGGACACCGAAGTCAGAATCCACCGCCACGGTCGCGGTATCGGGGAGCTCACCGGGCACCGACCGCGCCAACTCCACCAAATGGTCGGGCACCTGTTCACCGACGGCTTTAAACCGCTCCACCCCAGCCACGATCGACAACGCCCACCCGGTATCGGGGTTACGCACCCAGATCTTGCCGGGCGGCGGCGGCGGCATCCGCCCGAACCGGCCCGGCGCCGGCGCCGACATCAGGCGACCGCGATGCTGGTGGCGGTCGTGGTGACCTGCGCGGTGCCACCCCAACCCGGGGCGGTGGCGTGGGCGGACTGCAGCCAGTTATGCAGGGCGAGCAGGGTGCAGGGCGTAGTCAATGCGCCGGGCGGCTTCGTCACACCGGAACGGGTTTCGGGGGATTCGGGGGAATCTTTAGCAACCATAGTGGGAAGCGTAACGCCCAACCGGTGAGCAATGCCCAACCGGTTGAGCGTGTCGCTTGCTGTCCTAGAAGGTGGGTGCGGTCAGCCCGGTGATCTCCACCACGGACGCCGGATAGCGGGCCGCGGTGAACGCTAAGTACGAATAGACTTGGAGCAGGACCGTGAGATTTGCTGCTCGGGTCTCTGGTAAGACCCTGGCCCTTATCCCAGACTCCCACAGTATGAGGTCAGAGGCCCGCATGACGTAGACGATGTCCTCAGTTCCCGCGCCGGAGTTGGTAGCTATGTTAGGGTCTGTAACTATCGGCAAACCCTGTAGGCGGCCGACGATCTGCTGGGAGTCGACGGCCTCCAAAATCCCTACGGCGTTCATGGGGTTGTTGGCTTCGGGCAGCACCACCGGACGGTTCTGGGTGTCGACCTGGGCGAGCAGCCAACCCCACCGCCGCGGGTGCATGACCACCACTTCGGGCGGCAAAAACCTGGTGGTGTGTACCGTCTGGATCGCGTTGGCGATCGCAGAATACACCTGAGTCAGCGTGACCCCGGCGGCCGCGATCGACGTAATACCCGGGGTGTTATTCACACCCAGCACCTGACCGGATGACCCGGATCCGCCGATCACCTGCCCATCCAGTACCGCGGCGTGCGCGGCCACCAGGTCCCGGAACACGACATCATCGAACGCGATCGGGGACTGGTCAATCAGCTGGATCGCGAGCCCTTGCTGACCGGAGATCGTCCGCACGGGGGCGTTGATGAACGTGTCGGTCAGGTTGGTTTCCGAGACGGTGCTGTTGTCGGTGGCCTGGATGGCGACGCTGGTACCGGTAAGCATCTTCGGCACGTTTATGCTATCAGTACCCCCCGGCAACTGTTGCCGTTGGCACACATTCGCGAACGCCCGGCCCGGGCGGGCATACGTCACATACTGATCCATGAGCCATGCCGGGGGCACCGCATACCCACCGGAACCGTCAACCCGGCTGATGTCGCGCCATTCCTGATATTCCGGGGCGGTGGCCACATCCTGCGCGTGATCAAACAACCGGCGCCGCGACTCCCCGTCGTGATCCTGATTCGTCGTATACCGGATCAAATCCCGCACATACGACCGCTGATGCTTGTTCTCCGCGGTGTACACGTTGGATTCGCGGACCGACACGATCGCTTTCTGGGTGTTGCGGACCTGGGCGAGGTTCGCCTGGATCTGCCCGGTGCGCCTGACTTCTTCGCCGGTGTCTTTGATCCGGGCGTCGAGGGTTTCGATGTCGGTCCCCAGGGTCCGCATGGATTCGACGTGTTTGCGTACTTCGGCGTCCTCTTCGGCGGAGAGGGTGTCGCCGTGGGTGTCTTGGGCGACCATCAGGATCGCGGTGGCTTTGGATTCGAGGTTGTCGCGTTTTTCGGCGAGTTCGGCGCGTTGGTCGATGAGCCGGTTGAGATAGGCTTGCAGGTCGATGGCGCCGGGAGCGTCGCTATTCATAGGGGTCTTCTTTCGGGCGTGACGGGATGGGTTGGTGACCGTGCCGGTCGTGCCCGTGCCGGGCGCCGCCGCCTGTGCCAGGTTCGCGGGTTCAACCGTTGAGGATACGTCTAGGGGGCGAGTGTGGGGGGGTAGGACACGCGGGCGGCCGCCAACTCAGCCAACCGGGCGGTGATGGAACGCAAACCTGACGGATCGGCGGCGTCCCGAACCTTCTGCAGGGCAGCCTCAATCACCCCCACAGTGATCGGGTCTTCGCCCGGCCACGCTTCGGTCCCCGCTGGTTCGATCTCCTCGTCGTCTTCGTTGGGGGGTTCGCCGCGGACGACGCCGGGCGCCGGGGCGCTGAACGGGATCGGGTCCGCGCGGGCGTGGGCTTCGGTGTCGATCGGATACTTCCCGTTGCGCGGGTCCGCGTAAGCGACGTCGCCGTACGGCTTCTTGGGGTCTTTGTCGGCGCGGCACGCCTCCAGCGCATCGGCCAGGGAAGCGTCGAGGTGCCGCAGCTCAACGAGCTGGCCGTCGGACAGGTGGGAGGCGGCCTCCAACGCGTCGGCGATCGCGACCTGGGTCGTCGGGTTGGCGCCATAGTTCACGATCGAAACGTCGCCATGCTGCAGCGTGATTTCGGTGATCATCCGCTGCGTGTAGGAGGCATCCCAGACTTGATCTTTGACTCTAAACCCGAACGACATCTGGTCCATGATGGCCCGCCCATTGGCCTGCGGCCGCAGCTTCGGGATCAGCCGCTGCACGTCCCAGTCATCGGGATCGAGCTGGGCGCGGATCTTCAGCCCTTTCATGTCGCGGGTGACCTGTAGATTCTCAGTCGTCGTCCGCGCCAACGGCCAGCCTTCATGATTGACCAACAGCATCAGGTCCGGTTTGGTGGCCAGCGTGACATCGAAAGCGCGCTGGTCGATCCGCTCTGTCCATCCTCCGCGGTCAGGACCACCCAGGATGTCGTAAGGCTCCCAGGTGGCGGCGTAGCCCTCAATGACGATCTTGCCGCTGCGGTTTTCGCGGTACTCGAACGGGGTGGGGCAAGCGCGGGTTTCGCGGACGTCGAGGATTTTCGCGCGGTTCGGATGGACAGCGATGCTCATTTCGTGACTCCTACGGATTGCCCGTTGCGGCTTGGTGGGGTTTGGGGTCGGCCGCCGAACCCCGGCTCACTGGTGGGGGGCTTCTCGCCCGGCGCCCCGGCCGCGGACAGTGCGGCGGTCTTCGCGGGGTCGAACCCAGACGGCGCCATATTCACCGGCTGCAAGAAAGTGTCCAAACCGTCAGCCGGCTCCATCTCCTCTTTCGCCCGAACCTCGTTGCGGTTAGCCCACCCAGCCTGAATCGCCGTCTGATACGCCTTATACCGGGTGTCGATATCACCCCGGTAGAGGGCATCGAAGTCGGTGGAGATGTACTGGCCGCGGGGCAACAAATCAGACAACGCACTCTCAATACACGAAGTCCACGACCGGAACGAATAAGTCACCGCACCCTGAGTAATCTGTTCAATTCCAGTTCCCCATGCGGTCGCGGCCTTCGTATGACCCAGCAGCACTGGCGGGACGCCGAACATGATGCAAATGTCTTCCCTTTGAAATTCCCTCGTTTCCAAAAACTGGGACTCATCCGGGCTGATGGACAGGTTCTGCCACTTAAACCCACCAGTCAAGACGGCGGGGAGTCGCCGGCCACCATGAGACGCGATCCAATTCTGCTGCTGCCGCTCCACACTCTCGGGATCCAAATTCTGATCCGTCATCAACAACCCCGACGGCGAAGCCGATTCCTTAAACCAGCGGTAGCCATACTCTTCAGCCGACAGCGACAATCCGATCGCCACCGCGGCCTGCCGAATCGGGGACAGCCCCCACGGCTCACCGGGCATCGTGAAACGCCGGATGTGGCAGATGTCGTTTTTGTTGACCTGCTCACCCATCACCCGGTAGATCGGATCGAACCACGCCAAAATATCCGGGCGTCTCTCCAAAAACACGATGTCGGGGTGCATCGGCATCAACGCCGTCGGCGTCCCCCCGCTGTCCCGTGACGTGATCAGGTGATAAGAATTCCCGCGTAACGCCAAATTCGCGACGACCATCCATTTCCACTGAAAAAGGTTGAACCCAGGAAATGGCTGTCTAATGATGGCGGGCTGCGGATCCAGTTTGACCGGGATCCCTTTCTTATCTTTGCGGTACGCCGCCCACGGCAACGAGGCGATCGTGTCCGCCAGCAACCGCACACACCCATACACGGTCATGTTCGCCATGCTGCGATGCACCCCGACGAAGTCGTCGATGACCCCAACTTGGGGGGGTGGGACGAACGCCGACGATTGCAGGGCACGGACCTCAAGGGCGCCGAGCTCGGCGCGGTGCAGGAGGCGGGCGAGGATACTCATCGGCTCACTGCGATCCCATAAAGAATCAACGCGACCCCCGCGATCATCAACCCCACATACGGGGCGATCAGCCAACCCCCCACCGCCAGGGCGGTGATCCCGGTCAACTCCAACACCGTCGACGCAACAGACGTGAAGTGGGGCGGTGCCCCCGCAGCGGCCGGGGGAGTCGGAACAGGGCTGGCCGCCGTGGGGTTCGGGGGCACCGCATTCTTCGGCAGGGTAGGTTTGTTGCCGAAGAACGAATCGGGGTCATCATCGGGGAACAACCGCTGCGAACCCAGCCGGGCACCGATCGGGGTCACATTCTCATCCATGCCCGCTCCAGTTCATCGTCCAGGCGTACCGGCGGCTGCTCCCACTGTGCAATGACTTCCTCGTCCGGCCACGCGTGACACACCGGGTTCTTGACATCGGGTATATAGTTCGCCAGCCACACCGCATTCGCCACCGCCACCAGGGGCGCGACATCGACTGGGGAGGCGCGGCGGTCGAACACCCACGCATCCCCCGTCCGCCGGGCCACCCCACTAGCGGCGGCCCGATCCAACACCGGGTCCGGGCGATGCCAAATCGTGTGCTCCACCACCCCGTCGAACAACAACCCGCACGCCGTCTGCAAATCGATCCCGGCCACCACCGGGGTGACCTCCAAACCGGCGGCCACCATCTCCGGAATCAACCCCGAGACGGGGGCCGATGTTTTCTGCACCGCGATCCCCGCGAACTTCCCCTTCCGCGCCCCCAGCCAATCGATCACCCAATCCGTGCCCCCCGCCGACGCGATCAACTCGACATGCGTCCCACCCCCGGCCCGGGCCGCGGCGACCGCCACATAAGTCATCGACCGCTGATAATTCACGTCGACCGCCACAAACGCGGCCGCCCCCCGAGCCCGATGCGACTCCGGGTCAAGGGTCTCGGCCCAATGCTCCGCCGGCATAATCCCCGGCTCCAACGCATCCACCCACATACACAAATGCTCAGTCATAAAACCCGGCATGTTGCGGAACTGCTGCGCCTCCAAAAACCCCCGCAAATCCGCCAACCGAAACAACCCCGAACCCATCGCCGGATTCGCTAGCCGCCACACCGTCTCATCACGCGGATCACTGTCAGGTGGCGCCGACCACTCAAACAACCCAACCCGCGTGTCCTTCGTGGTGCCCGCCACGATCCGCGCGTTCGCACCATCCCGCAGCGTACGGAGTACCTCACTTTTCGCGTCCCCCGCATTTGAACAACACACCACCTGCGGATGCGGCCGCGCCGTCGTCGTCGGCACAATCGCGTTCCACGCATCAGAATTCTGATGTTCACGCAACTCATCAAGCAGAACCAGATCCACGGCCATCCCCCGGCCACCCCGCCGATTCGCCGCCACCACCCGCCACTGCCGACCGTTCGTCAACTCGATCCGATTCGACCCGTTATCCAACCGATGCTTGGTGTACTCCCCCCGCAAACCCCGACACCCACCAAGATCCTCCGCGACCTCTTTCAACATCGCTTCGGCATACTTCAAGTTCTGACACGCCATCAACACCGTCTTCGCACCTGGACACCCCCCCGTCGACTGCCCCAACGGATCCATGAACAACCGCCACAACCCCAACCCCTTCAACCACTGCGACTTCCCGTTCTGCCGGGACACCAGCACACAGATCCTGGAGAACCGAAACCCCTGCCGGTCCGGGCCCTTCTCCAACGCGTGGACATACAGCCACTGCTGCCACTCCAGCAACCGCCAACCCAAACATTTCTCGAGGAACTCGATGCAATCCCACCCCCAGGACCACTCCCGCGACAACCACCCCCCATACCCGATATGCGATTCGATCGGCGGGGTCGCCAACCTGGGGGTGACCGACCCGAGTTCGGTCGTCGTCAACAGGGTCGCCGTCATGCCTGCTGTTTCCGCTGGTAGCGGCGCCGAAATGAAGCCAACTCATCATCCGGCGCCAACTCACTATCCGAAATCGGCGGCGTCGGCCCGACATCCACAGCCAACCCCAAATGCCGGCCCTGCTGCGCCAAAATCCGGCGCGCCACCTCAACCACCTTCGGATCCCCCGCCATCGCCCCCGGCCACACCGCAGCCAGCAACGACTCCAACCTCGCGGCATACACTTCAGTCTTCGACGGCGGCGCAGATTTCCGACGAGTCATGTGATCGATTATGTCCCCTAAATGCCCCGAAACGCCCCCAACATGCCCCGAAAAGGACCCCGAAAGTGCCCCATAATGCCCCAATGACCAACGAAATCCGAACACGACCGTGACCAGCACCGACACCGCCATCCTGGTCGCTATTTGACACCACCGCGTTATTTAACACGGCAACGCTATTTGACACCCCGCGCTATTAGACTATCCGACAGATTGCACACCCGCCAGAACGGTGTTTGCTGGACGGGTTAACCAGCGGGTTCAGCCCTTTGCTAGTTTTCCGAAAATCGGCATTTCCGCAGGTCAGCGTTAGTTTAGCTAGGTAGCTTTACTTTGGGCGATGAGGCTCCGACCTGCGGTTATGCGTTCCCAAGGTGTGTTTTTTTGGTTGCTCAGAGAGAGATTTGGCGAGTGGCCATCGGGGGCGTGGGGGTAGCTAGGGACTTTGCAACCCCCATCCCCCTGTTTGCTGGCGTGGATGCCATGTTTGCTGGCCATTGCCCCATGTTTGCTGGGTTTGCTGGGGGTGGTGACCGTCGCCCGGCCATGGTCAGCGAGCCATGGTCACCAAAAACCATGGTCACCGGAGGGTAGGTACCCGCGCCGGAGGGTGGCGCGGACGGTGTCGCCGGGATGGTCCAGGCCCCCGAACAGCCCGCAAACGGCCCTGAAACGTCGACAAACAACCCTGAAACGTCCACAAAGTGGACAACCAGCCCGCGATGGTCGCGATCGTTTAGCCGACGGTGATTTCGCTGTTGGTGGTGGTGATGGTGGCGGCCACATCGGCGGCGGGGCCCAGCACGTCGATGTCGGCGAGCCAGTGCCGCAGGGCGAGCAGGGTGCAGGGGGTGGTCAGCACCGGGGCGTTGGGTGCGATCGGCGGCTGTTTGCGTGGCTGCCTGCCGGTCATCAGAACGTGGGCGGCAAAAGCCCAGTCAGCTGGACAACTGATTGCGGGAAGCGGGCCGCGCTGAACGCCAAATACCCATACACCTGACACAAAACAGTCAGTGTGGCTGCTTTCGGCTCCGGAAGCACACGCGCGCGCAAGCCCGATTCGTACAGGACAAGGTCGGAGGATCTCATCACGTAAATTTCGTCTTCGGTGCCGGCGCCGGCGGTGGTTTTGATGTTCGCGTCGACAACGATCGGCAGCCCGTGGGTTCTTCCGACGATCTGCTGGGGGTCGACGTCTTCGATCACGCCGGCGGCATTGAACGGGCCATTAGCGTCTGGCACAAAAAGTGGCCTGTTCTGAAGATCCAGAAGCGACATCAGCCACGAAAACCGTCGTGGATGCATAACAATGACCTCGGGCGGCAAGTATCGTGTCGTATTGATCAGCTGTATTGCGTTGGCAATGGCTGAATAGACGCCTTTGATGTCCAAGGACGATACCGTGACGGTTTGGATGCCTGGTGTGTTGGCGATGCCCAGGACTTGGCCGCTTGATCCGGTGCCGTACAAAATCTGCTGGTCGAGGCGCATGGCGTGGTCGGCGGTGAGGTCTTTGAAAATAACGTCATCCATCGCCACCGGCGACTGGTCGATCAGCTGAATGCTGATTCCTTGCTGGCCTGCGAGTGTTCGTACCGGCAGATTTACGAATGTGTCGGTCAGGTCGACGTCGGTGACCGCGGTATTGTCCGCGGTTTGAATTCCGGTTTGGGTTCCGGTCAGGATTTTCGGCAGGTTGAGGTTGTCGCAGCCTCCGGGTAGGGGCAGGCGTTGCGCCAGGTTGGCGGTGGGTCGTCCGGGGCGGGCGAATTCGATGTACTGATTTACTAACCATGCCGGTGGTGAGAAGTATCCGCCGGTGCCGTCGACCCGGGAAATGTCGCGGTATTCGGTGCCGAAATCGGTGGCGATTTCTTCGGCGTGGGCGGCCAGCCGGCGGCGGGACTCTGACGTGTCGTCCATGTTGAGCTGGACGCGCATGAGGTCGCGGAAGTAGCTGGTTTGGCTGTGGGGGCGGTAGACGTTGCTGGTGGGGTTCATGGGGGTGCTTCTCCGGTCTTGGGTTGCGTGGCTGAGGTGGCGTAGGTGGGCGGGGATTTGGCCGCGCCGCAGTTCCTCGGTCTCGTCGGTGATTCTTTGCGACAACGTGCGCAGCGTTTCGATGTGCTGATGTACTTCGGCGTCTTCTTGAGGGGTGAGGGTGTCGCGGCCGTCGGCTTTGGCGCGGGCCAGGATCGTTTCGGCTCGCTGTTGGCAGGTCTGGCGGCGGGTTTCGAGCTGGTCGATAAGGGCTTGGGATGGCATGGCACGCAGCGGCTTTCGGGGTAAGGCGAAACCGGCGGACAGGCGCCGGTTTCGCACGCGTCAGGGACTTGGGTCCCTGACGACCCCTGACGACACCCCTTACGGGTGCCGGATCGGGAGCGTGCCGCCCTCACGGGTGCCGATCATCTCCGAGGGACCGGGAACTGGCTGTCCCTCCCGCGCAGCGCCGTGCACGACGATGCGGGGTCTACCGAGGATTATGCCCCGCCCCAGGGAGATTGGCACAGACGAGCCGCGACAAACGGCCTGTCGCGGCGAACCTTGATCGCCCCTGGGGCCGGGATAGGGTCCATTTAACTACACGGTTGTCATTCAGATATAGGCCTGGGCCAATTGGCCCACCCTTGCCGATTCCTGGAGCCGTATGGGGCCGTGGAGTGATCAGCGGCCCTCGGGTGGGGTGGGTTGTACGCGGGGGGTCAGTCTTCGGCGGCCAGGGCGGCGCTCAGCGCGTCGGCGAGGGCCCGGGCCGACTGTTTGGCTTCCTCGCTGGCGTGCGGGTCGCTGCTGACTAGTTCGGCGTCGTCGATCGCATCGAGTGTGCGGCCCGCAAGCCCTCGGGGATGCGGGCGCATCGGCCGGTCGCCGACCTCGGCGATGGCGGCGGCCTCGGCTGCGAGCTGTTCTTCGGGGTTCATGGGGTTCCTGTGATCGGCCAGTTGATTTTCGGGGGCCGCAGCTTGGGCTGGGCGACGTTGATGATGGTGTGCGGGGTGCCGTCGGCCGGCGCCAGTGCGGCGGCGTCGGCGTGGCTGCGGTGGTAGCTCCAGGTGGCGTGCAAGTTCTGCGACGCCCACACCACGAGGGCGATCGTCGGGGGGTGTTTGTCGTCAACGCGGGGCACGGTGGCGCGATGTTGGCGCTGCCACTGGCGGGAGCGACGACGGGCGCAGACAAGGCACTCCTGGGATCCGGCGGCGTTGAGCCGGACGTTGGCCGGCGACAGGGGGTGGCCGAGATGACACGTCTGTTGCCGGGGGCGGCCCACACGGGTGATCATCGCACCGATCACGCGAGCCTTGATGCCGGGTGCTCGCGTTCGGTCCAGGCGATGGCGGCATCGCAGACGCAGCACGACACCCACTCGTTGGCCGCCAGGACCGCGACCGGGACCAGCTTGGCGGGCGGCGGCGCCACCGAACGCAACAACCACAAACTGCCGTCGTTGCGGGTGGTGATCTCGTCCGCGGAAATCTGCGCGGTGCGGCCGTCGAACAAGGTGACTGTCCAGATGGTCATGCGGTCCTCTTTTCGGGGGTGTCGAGCACGAACCACGCGGCCGCTCGGGTGGCCAGCAGCAGATCGTGGTCGTAAAGGTCGTGCCAGGACTTGGGGCAGTGCGGGAAGTAGACCGCGTGCAAGTCACGGCGCTCCGTGCAGCGCCCGCACAGCAGCCGGGCGCCGTCGGTCAGCACAAAGTGCAAGCGGCGCCGGCCGATCCGTTTACCGCATTCGTCGCAGCGCAGCGCGGGCGCCGGGCCAGCGCCCCAAGGCCATCGGTCGGTCATACGGAAAATTCCTTTCAGTCAGAACGCGGGGTTTGCTGGGCAGTCGTCGCGGTGGCCTTGCTTCTCGATGTGCCAGCCGCATTCGGGGCAGCGGCCGGGGCCGGTCGGGGGGGCGAATCCGGTCGCTGCGCCGGGTTGGATAGGGGTCTCAAACAACCCGGAGAACCCGGATAACTCGGATAACCCGGATACATCACCAGGCGATCCGGCGCAATCTGCGCCGGGTGCGCCGGGTGCGCCGGGTTCTCCGGGTTGAATACGGCCTATTTTGAGTCGGCGCCAGACCGGCTCCAAGGTGGAGCGGACATAGCCGCGGGGGCCGCGGGTGTCGGGCCGGCACGATGTCACCTTCGCCGCCTGGTCGATCAGCAGACCCAATCTGGTCTCGGTGAGTTGTTTGCCGTAGGGGCTGTCGGCGCCCCAATAATCCGGGTGATGTCCGACGAGTTTGGCCACGAGCTGGCGGGTCGGCATGAACGGTTCACCCTCGGGCCAGATGATCCACAGGTCGCGCATCACGACCATGCCCGGCGGCAGTTTCTTCAGCCCGGCCTCACGCTCGGCCTTCTCCTGCGCCATATCCGCCTCGATCAACCGCAAGACGGTCTGCGGCCAGTGACCCCCGGCGGCGGCGGAGACCCGCGCCAATGGCCGCCACTTCTCCTTGCTCCGACCTATGCAGCCCGCGGGCAGATCGGCATCTATGCCGCGGATGTCGTCGCGGACTGCATCAGCGAAGGCGGCGATGCGGGCTCTCAGCGCGGCGGCCTCGTCTTCGATGTACTCCCAATCCGAATCCTCGATGCTGCCGTCAAGGTCGGGCATCAGCAGGATCCGGATCTGCCGCGAGGCGGTATCAGCGGGCAGGTTCGGATTGTTACCTGCCATCGCCAGCGGCGCGAACGTCGTCATTTCGTCGGCGTCCCAGCCGCCGCCCTTGGTGGGGATCAAAACGGGGCGTGTGGCGCCGTGGCGGTATCCGGTGTTGATGATGCCGAGCAGTTCCTCCACACCCGGCTTGTCGGGGCGTAACGCCCGGTGCGCCTCGTCGATCAGGATGGTCCGCATCCGGTTCTCCAGCAGACGCGGTATCAGCGCCGGGGATGAGATGGTGGCGGCCTGCACCGGGTCCACGCAGAGCCGGTTGAGGTGGTCGATCACGGTGGACTTGCCGCTGCCCTCCATGATCGAGTCGATCAGCAGCCGCGGAGTGGTGTACAGCTCGCGGACCAGGTGGGTGTGTACCGCCCACAACGCCAGCAAGTACAGGTCGTCGGTGTCGGTGACGGCGATGAACCGGACCCACCATGTCACGAGGTCGTCGAGCAGCTCGGCTCCGTCGATGTCGCCGAACGTCTCCAGGTATTCGTCGGAGCGGTCCTCGGTCATGCGACCTCCCGCGGGATGTAGGCGCTGCGGCGCCAGAAGATTTCGGTGGCGACCGACGCCCACTCGGTCGAGGCAGATATGTCACGTGACGCCTCGGCGAGCGCGGTCTGGCCGGTTTCGATCCGAAGCGCCCAGTGCTGGGCGGCGTCGAACAGGGCGGCGACCTTACGCGGGTCGGCGTCGTCGAGCGCGCACCACTCTGGGGTGCCGACCATCGGCAACGGGCCAGCGGCATCGAGATAGGGCTGCAAATAGGGCTGCACCCACTCATGCACCGACCACCAGGAGACCGCGGCGCTACCCATCGCCGACCGCCAGATCAAACTCTTCGCGTAAATCCCACCAACGAACCTGCTGCGAACCCCCGGCAGTCATCAGACGCACCCGTCGCCGTCACCGATGCGTGCGATCCGCGCCAACACCTCGCGTTCGCTCTTTTCAGCCTCCTTGGTGATCCGCAACGCCTCCGGGTCGACGTTTCTCTCGATCGCAATTCGCAACAGATCGCGCAGCGTCGAGGACGGCATGGCGTCGACCTCGACACAGTCCCCGAACCCGCTGTTGGTCTTGTCGGGCCGGGTGGGCAGATTCAGCCAGTCAATCTGCAGGGGTGTGACCGCGATCCGGAAGAATGTCAGCTCGATGTCGTCGTCGACAAACTCCTCCAACTTGCGGCAGATGGCGCGCCAGGCCTGCACGCCGTCGCGGTCGTGGTCGCCGATGTTGTAGATCACGGCCGGGTTGCCCTCGGTGTTGATCTCCTCGGCCGTCTCCCACAGGAACGTCTCGGAGCTGTAGCCGCGCGAGATCAGCAGCGGCACGTCGTACTCGGCGGTGACCGGATAGACCACGCCGCGGATGGCGTCTTTCTCACACCACACCTCGACGTGGATGCCCTGGTCGATCCACAGGTCACGCCGGTACATGCGGGCCGTGTTCTCCAGCGCCGCCTGGGCGCTGGAGAACGTTCGCGGCTTGAGCCGCAGCCGGGACCCATCGGTAATCCACTCGTAGGGGAGATCACCACGGCGACGCATCTTCAGGGCTTGGCGCTGCACCACGGCGTAGCCGTGCTCGGTCTTGGGCACCAGCCCGCGTGACATGACGCGGTAGAACAGGCCGCGGACGGTGACCGGCTCCTCGGCCTCGGCGACCTCGTAGATGGCGGCGTCGATCTCGGCCAGCTCCGCCTTGGTCCTCCGACGCCGCTGACCGTTTAGTGCACTAGTCCCATAAACCGCGGTGCTCACTCGCCGGCCGCCAGTTCGTACAGGTTCTCGGCCAGGGCGCGGTCGCCGCCGCCGCGGCGCCACAACGCGCACAGCACCTTCTGGGGAAGCAGCGGCGTGCAGCCGATGTCGAGGAGATGACTAGCGGCGGCGGCGCCGGCGTTAACCCAGCGATCCGACGGTGGCGCTTCGCCGCAATCGCAGGGCCAAGAGTTCGGGCATCCGCAGCGCAGCGGCCCGAGCCACAGCGAGGGGGCGTCGCGGTACCCGAGGTGTCGGGGCGCCGCGATACCCTGTGGGTGCTGGTCTCTGCTGAGTGGTGACTGGCGACGGTGATGGTGGCGGGCGCTCTCAGGGGTGGGGGCGCCGCCCCTTCTGTCAGGCGGCATCGCTGGTCACCCGCTTACGCGCAAGCCTTTTCGGCCTTAGGCACCCGTGTCATGCGCCGGGCTTCACGGTGCGCGCGTCCAAATACGCCCGGACGTCGGCCCAGCGGTACCGCACCGCGCGACCGACCCGGATATACGGCAAGCCGATCCCCCGATACCGCTGCTGCGCCAGCGTGGAGGTGGTGACGTTCAGAGACTCGGCCACTTGCTCAGGCGTGGCGAGCTGGTCGTCCAGTTTGGGCAATGTGATTCCTTCCCTGTGGCACGTATGAGTACGTGCAACTAGTTCGACGAAAACACAGCCGAGAGATCCGGTCAAGGGCTAGACGAGTGCCGTAGATCTACGTTATCTTCTGTGAATGGATTCCACTTCGTTCCAGGCCACCGTCGGAGCCAACTGCCGCCGGATACGTGACACCCACGGCGTCACGCAAGCCCAACTCGCTTCCCACGCGCGCCGCGTCGGGCTGCGCTGGACCGCCTCCAAGGTCGGCGATTTCGAGAGCGGCCGCAACGCGGTCTATGCCCATGTGCTGTTCGCGGCGGTGGCGGCGCTGGACAACGCGGTGGCCGAGGCCCCCGGCCCGTTTCGGGTATGGCACGCCGGCGGGACCATGACCCAGCGCAAACGGCCCCGGGTGTATCTGCACGATCTTGTCGGATCGGATGGCTACGTGACGTTAAACGACGATTTCGCGCCGACGGGCGACACGCTGGCGGCGTTCTGCTCGGGCAAACCGTGGGAGCTGCACGGCGGCGACGACGGTGCCACCGCCGGGCGAACCGACGAGCTGCTGGGTCCGGCCCCCGGCGTGTTCGGCGAGCGCTACCGGATGCGCCTGGGCGACGTCGAAGACATGCGCCGCCGCGCCACCATCACCGACACCCGGCTGGCCCGGCGTCTCGGCATCGAGCCCGACACCCTGCTGGGCCTGTCCTGGCGGCTGTGGCACCGCCCGTTCAGCGAGGAACGCGACCGCCGCGCCGGCACCTCAGTCGGCAGACGCGGACACATAGCGCGTGCACTGACCACCGAACTACAAGCCGAACTCTGGAAGGACCACCGTGGCAACGATTGAGAAATACCAAACCGCGGGCGGCGCAACGCTTTACATGGTGCGCTACCGCAAACCCGACAACAAACAGACCATGAAACGCGGCTTCGCCACCAAACGGGACGCGCAGATGTTCGCCGCGTCAGTGGAGGTCGCCAAGGCGCGCGGTGAGTACGTGGCGCCGTCGCTGGGCCGGGTCAGCGTGGCCGAGCTGGGCGGGGCGTGGCTGGCCCGTCAGCGCGGACACATGAAACCCTCCGGGTGGCGCAGCTACGAGTCCGCGTGGCGGGTCCACGTGGAGCCGCGCTGGGGCACCACCGCGCTGGCCGACGTCCGCTACTCGGACGTGGCCGCCTGGGTCGCGCAGCTGTCCGCGCGGCGCGGGCCGGTGATCGTGGAAACCGCGGCCTCGGTGCTGCGCCGCATCCTCGACGACGCGGTGGCCGACCGGCTGCTGGCGTCCAACCCGGCCCGCGGCGTCAAACTGCCCAAGCGGGCACGGCGCCAGAACGTGTACCTGACCGCGCAGCAACTGCACGCCCTGGCAGATGAGGCCGGCCGCTACCGCCCGCTGGTGCTGCTGCTGGGTGTCGGCGGGCTGCGCTGGGGCGAAGCGGCGGCGCTGCGAGTCGGTGACGTGGATTTCCTGCGCCGCCGGGTGCATCTGCACCGCAACGCGGTGGTGATCGGGCGCGAGGTCCACGTCGGCTCGTTGAAGTCGGGGAAGAACCGCAGCGTGGCGCTGCCCGGTTTCGTCACCGACGCGCTCGCGCAGACGTGTGACGGCAAGGGCCGCGACGAGGTGCTGTGGCCGTCGGCGACCGGCGGGTATCTGGCCCCGCCGTCGTCGAGGAATTCGTGGCTGTCCGGGGCGGTCGCCCGCTGCCAGGCCGCCGACCCGACGTTTCCCCGGATCACCGCCCACGCGCTGCGGCACACCGCCGCATCGTTGGCGATCAGCGCGGGGGCCAACGTCAAGGTGGTTCAGCGGATGCTCGGGCACGCCAGCGCCGCGATGACGCTCGATGTCTACGCCGACCTGTTCGACTCCGACCTGGATGCGGTCGCCGACCGGCTCGACACCCTGCACCGGCAGGCGAGGAAGCGATGACCGCGACCCCGCTGCTGGACTGCCCCACCCCGTACAAGCACGCCTACCGCAGCCGGGGGCAGGCGCTGGCCGGGTTCGTCGTCGGCCCTTTCACCCGGGCGCACCGCCCCTACCTGTGCCGGTGCGGATACTGGCACATCACCAGCAACCCGCTGATCTGAAACGTGCTCAAAATGTGCTCACGGCGTGCTCAATCGCACGGATATTCGGATCAGAAACCGCGTCTACCAGCGTAAACGTCGGCCCCACGGTTGAGCCTCCTGTCAGGATTGAACTGTTCTGAGCGGTCCTGGTCAGGGGGTCAAACCCGGCTTGAACTGCAAAAAGACAATAACGTAGTTCGACAGAGACCTACAGAAATGTGCTCAGATTGTGCTCACGATGTGCTCACGCCCAGGGGCGCTGAATCGCTAATCACAGCATTCCGGCGGATTGTCGGAAATTTCGGCGGAAAGTACGAAATTCCGGCGGAAAGTCAAAAAGCCCAGCGGATTACAGCCGATACGCTTCCCACATGCGAAATTGGGCCTCCGACGTCCAGATGACCCCGTACGAACGCGACCGCGCCATCCTCGAGCTACGGCAAAAGGGCCACACCTACCGCGCCATCGGCCGGGCCGTCGGCATGGCCCCGTCCGCCGTCCACGCCGCCTACCGACGCCTGGTGGCCGGCGGACCGGGCACCAGAGCCCGCTAGCTAACTTTGTGACAAAACCCCAGCTCAGAGACATTTGCTGGCGGGGTTTGCTGGTTAGCTGGCCGCGTTAGCCTCTTCGCTGGCAGGTAGCTGACCCTGTTTGCTGGAATCGCAGATTTCGGGTTTTTGCAGGTCACGGTGATCTTGATAAGCGGACTAAACTCCCGGCTGACATGCAGAAAGGCGTATTTTAGCTGCTCAGAGGGGGTGTTTTTGGTCGCTAAGCGGACTTTTGTCCGTTCCAGGGAGATATTCGGCGAGCGCCCATCGGGGGCGTGGGGGTAGCTAGGGACTTTGCAACCCCCATCCCCCTGTTT